CCGTCGCCGCTGTGGGATGCGATCAACAAGGGCACCCTTGACGACATCACCCCCTTCACTATCCCCAAGTTCGCGAGCTCGAGCGGCGTCGTCGCCGATCACGTGTCCGGGACCGAACCGACGCCGGGCGCGTTCGCCGCGGGTGTGCAGACGATCACCCCGACGCCGGTGTCCGGGAAGCTGGAGATCCTGCGGGAGGCGTGGGATCAGGGTGGTAACCCTCAGATGAGCGGCCTGATCTGGCGTCAGATGACCCGCGGCTATCAGGAGGCGCTCGAGGCGTACGGGGTCGCGCAGATTGCCGCGCTGGCGGCGTCGATCACGGACATCACGATCACGGCGCTGGCGGTCGACGGCGCGCTTGACGCGTCGATCTCCGCGAACCTGGTGCCGCTGCAGTTCGTCCGCGGTGGTGACCGGTTCCGTACCGTGTTCACTCAGATCGACCTGTACAAGGCGATGGTCGCGGCGAAGGACACCGCGGGTCGGCGCCTGTATCCGGAGCTCGGCCCGACGAACGCGAACGGCACCGTTGACCGCGGCTACTCGGCGATCAACGCGCACGGGAAGATCTGGCTGCCGGCGTGGGCTCTGGCCGCAACCGGTTCGGTGGCCGCGTCGTCGTACATGTTCGACCCGGAGAAGGTGTGCGGGTGGGCGACCGCGCCGCGGCAGATCAACATTGAGTGGCGGGTGGCGTGGGTCGACGTCGGGATCTGGGGCTACAAGGCGTTCGGGGTCACTGATTTCAACGGTGTCCGCGAGGTCGTGTACGACCCGATCTAACCCGGGCCCGGCCCAGTCAATCCGTTGCTGTGTAAGGGAAGGATCACCAATGCCGACGAAAGAAGAGCTTGAGCAGGAAAACGCCAAGCTGACCACGGAGCGCGAATCGCTCGTGGCGTACGTGGAGAGGCTGACCGCGGAAAATGATCGGCTGCTGGACGCGGCGCTGGCCGCGGCGCCGGCGGCCGCGCCGCGCCGGCCGTGGCTGTCGGAGGGCGAGCGGCAGGAGCTCGAGCGGTTCGGGGTGACCAATTCGCCGTTCACCGGTGAGCGGCTGACCATCGACGACGCTCGCGCGTACCTGATCGACGAGGGTCAGGACGGTGTGATCATCGGCGAACCGGACCCGGCGGTTGCCAAGGCGGCCGGCTACGTGGTGCCGGCGCCGGCGGATCCCATCGACGAACGCGAATAAGGGTAGGCCGCTGTGGTCTGGAAACCTGACTATGTGACGGTCGGCGAGCTCGGCGACTATCTGGGTATCGCCGACTCGATCGATGACGTGCAGCTGCAGGTCTGGGTAACGGCGGCGTCGCGGGCGGTCGACCGGCGGTGTAACCGGCAGTTCGGGAAGGTGGCCGCGCCGGTGACGCGTACGTACCGGCGCCGGCCGGCGTACGATCCGGCCTCCGGTCTGTGGCTGCTCGAGATCGACGACGTGCAGGATTCGACCGGCATGACGGTCAACGGGGTGGCGCTGGCGAGCGCCGGCGCGACCCTGCTGCCGGACAACGCGGCCGCGGACGGTGTGCCGTGGGAGCGTCTGGGGTTCGAGGATTACCCGACGTGGACGGACCCGTACGCGATCGTGTCGCCGGGTTGGGGTTGGACGGCGGTCCCGGCGCAAACGGTCGGCGCGGTGAAGCTGCAGGGGGCCCGGTGGAATTTCCGCCGTAAGTCGCCTGCGGGCGTGGCCGGGTCGCCGGATCAGGGTTCAGAGATTCGGCTGTTGGCCAAGCTGGATCCGGACGTGGCGACGACCCTCGCGGGGCTGTCGCGTCGGCGCCGGGCCGCGTGACCCGATGGATCTGATTGCGGTAGCCGGCGAGCTCAGGGAAGCGCTGAGCGTCATTCCGGGGTTGCGGGTACCCGCGTGGGGGGTGACCGCGATTCAGGCGCCTGCGGCGATCGTGGCGCTCCCGGACAGGATCGAATTCGACAAGACGTACAAGGGCGCATCGGCCCGGGGGACGGACACCTACAAAGACCTGCCGATCGTGCTGCTGGTCGGCAAGACCGATGAGCGGAGTTCGGTGCTGGCGCTGGCGGAGTACGCGGCCGGCGCCGGCCCCCAGTCGGTCAAGGCGGCGCTCGAGGGGCACGACTACGGGGCGGTCTGTGACTTCGTGATCGTGCTGTCGTGCGAGTTCGATGAACCGCGGTACGCCGGGGCGGATTACCTGGCAGCGATATTCCATACCGACATCGTGGGGAATGGGTGACATGAGTAAGGCTCACGGCAGAAACACGGTGGTCACGGTCGCTGCCAAGGACATCAGCCCGTTTTGTAAAACCTCGAGTTTCGAGGTCGGCGGTGATGTCCACGAGACCACCGGCTACGGCGTCGATGACAAGGGCAAGGCGGGCGGGCTGCGCGAGACCAAGTTCACGGCCGGCGGCCTGTACGACAACACGGTGTTGGTCGGGCCGCGGATCGTGCTGAAGCCGCTGGTGATGACCACGGCGGTGGTCACGCGGAAGGTGGAGGGCACGGGCACGGGCAAGCCCCTGGACACGTTCAACGCCGTGGTCTCGAAGTACGTGGAGACCAACCCGGTCGACGACATGGTTACGTGGTCGGCCGAGTTCGAGATTGACGGCCCGGTCGTGACGACCGCTCAGCCGTAACAGCCAATAGGGAAACGGGATCCCATGACACGCGCAACGCTTGATCATTTGAAGAAGTCCAACGTCCGCACGGGTGGCCAGGTTGAGGTGACGTTGCCGTCCGATGGGTCGACGGTGCTGATCCGCGGGCTGACCCGTGACGACATTCTCGACGCGCAAGACCGGTTCCCGTCCAGCACGGCACTCCGGGACAACGCGTGCATCTCGGCCGGGCTGGTCGACCCGGAAATGACGGAGGATGACGTGGCGGCGTGGGCCGCGGGCGCGCCGGCCGGTGACCTCACCCACGTGAGCGAAGAGATCCAATCGCTGTCCGGGCTGCGGGAGGGTGCCGGGAAAAGCCGCGTATCTAGCGTTCGAAAGCGACCCCGATCTTGAGTTTGAATACGTGCTGGCCGAGAAGCTGGGCCGCACGGTGGCCGAGCTCCGGGCGACGATCGCGAACGCAGAGTTCGTGATGTGGTCCCGGTACTACGCGCGCAAGCACCAACGGGAAGAGCTCGCACGGATGATGGCGGGGTGACGGCATGGTCGCGAAGATCCAGATCACCGGGTTGCGGGAGCTGCAGGCATCTCTGCGGCAGGCCAGTAAGGACATGCCCAAAGGGTTGCGGGTCGCGTTGAACCTGGCCTCAGCCGAGGTGATCGACTACGCCGAGCCGCGGTTCCCGCGGCTGACCGGCCGGGCCGCGGGATCGCTCAAAGCGCGGAGCTCGCAGCGTGAGGCGCGGGTCGCGTTGGGTGGCCGCAAGGCCCCGTACGCGCCGTGGCTGGACTTCGGTGGCCAGGGCAGGGTGCACGGCCGGCCGGCGCCGCGGCCGTTCCTGTCCGGCGGCCGGTACATCTACCGCGGCGTGTCCGAACGCCACGAGCGGATCACAGAGATCATGTCTACGGCGCTGGCCGATGTGGCGCGCGGCGCCGGGCTGACGGTGGAGTGATGGCCAACCAGGTAACGCTGACCTTTGCCGGTGAGACGAAGGACGCTGAGCAGGCGTTCGATCGGGTGGGCGGGTCCGCGAAGAAGATGGGCGACCGGGTAGCCGATAGCTCGAGTGGGTTCGACCGTGCCGGCGAGGCCGCGGACGGCGCTGAAGGCAAGGCACAAGGGTTCTCCGACACGCTGACCGGTACCGCGGACATCGGGGCGGGTACCGCGCAGATCTTGAAAGGCAACCTGTTCGAGGGGTTCGTGACGGCTGGCCAGGGTGCTGCGGATCTGGCTGGTGGGTTCGCGACGTTCCTGATCCCGGCCATCCAGAACTCGCGGATCGCGACGCTGGGTAAGGCGGCGGCGGACAAGGTGGCCGCGGGCGCTGCGAGGGTGTGGGCCGGCGCGCAATGGCTGATGAACACGGCGTTGTTCGCCTCGCCGGTCACGTGGATTGTCGTGGGGATCCTGGCGCTGGTAGCGGTGATCGTGTTGATCGCGACCAAGACCGACTGGTTTCAGCGGGCGTGGCGCGCCTCGTGGGGGTGGATCAAGTCGGCCGCGTCGAACACGTGGGACTTCATTAAGAAGATCCCGGGTTGGGTCACGTCCGCGTTTAGCAAGATCGGGAACGCGATAAGCGCGCCGTTCCGTGCCGGGTTCAACGCGGTGGCGCGGGCGTGGAATAACACGGTCGGCCAGCTGTCGTGGACGGTGCCGGGGTGGGTGCCGGTCATCGGCGGTAACACGATCTCTGTTCCTGACCTGCCGACGTTCCACGCGGGTGGGGTGATCCCGGGTGTCAAGGGGACCCCGACTCCGATCATGGCGCTGGCCGGTGAGTCCGTCACGAATGTGGCCGGGGCCGGTGGCGGAACTACGCTGGTGATCACTGGGTCCGGTGACTTCTGGTCGATCTTCACTGAGGCTGTCCGGACCCGGAAGGTTCAGCTGACGGTGGGTGCCGGCGGCCGGGTGGTCCCGAATGGCTAACCGGCAAGATCTGGTCTTTGAGCTGTTCTACGGCGGGGTGTGGAACACGGTGCCGCTGTTCCCAAACTCCGGCCCGGTGGAGATCAGCCGTGGCGAGGCGAACGAGGGAAGCCTTCTCACCCCATCGGCAACGACAATCGTTATCAATAACCGGTCGGCGATATACAACCCGACCTATCCACTCTCGCCGCTGTACGGCCCGGCCGGGCTGAATACGCCGGGCCGGCTGACGATGCCGGGCACGGACCGGCGACTGTGGGGCGAGGTCGCCTCGTGGGATCCGGACCAAACCCCGGATTTCAACCCGGTAACCGGCCGCGGGAACGCGTGGACGACCATCGAGTTGACCGGGCCGTTGCGCCGGGTGACACAGAACGAGGATGCGCTACCCAGCACGCTGCGCGGGTTCGTCGATGCGCAGCCCGGCCAGGTGGCGTACTTCCCTGGCGAGGATGGCAGCGACGCGACCGCGCCGAGTAACGCGATCCCGGGCGGCTACCCGGCGACGGCGACGGATGTGTCGTTCGGTGCGGACGAAACGCTGCCGGCGTCTGCTGGCGCGATGCGGTTCAACTCCGCGGATTCCTCATTTTCGGCGCCGGTGAAAGAGGTGCCGGTGACGGGTTTCATCACGGGGGTTTTGCTGTTCAAGCTGAACGCGCTGCCGTCCGTCTTTGAGCTGTTCCGGCTCGAGGCGACGGGGGCCGCGGCCACGATCTCGATCGCGATCGACAGCGTGGCGTTCGGGATCAACATCTACGGCCCGGGCGGTGCCACCCTGGTCTCCACCGGCCCGGCTCACCAGGTCGACGTGACCGAATGGGTGGCGCTCCACATCGGACTGTGGCAATCGGCGCCGGGCACGATCTCTTGGGCGTTCTACCGCCACGAGGCGGGGAACACGTTGATCTTCCCTGCGACCGGTAGCTTTGCCGGCACGCTCGGCCGGGCGACCCGGATGGTGATGGATCCGGCCGCGGGTCGTGCGCAGGGCAGGGTCGCTCACTGGGTGGTGACCAATGATGCGTTCCCGTTCGTCACGAACGGGATGCGCCGGGCGGTCGCGGCGTGGGCCGGCTACGAAACCGCGCCGCAACGGATGGCCCGGGTGTGCGCCGCGGCCGGGGTGGCGTTCGGTTCGGTGGGCGCGTCGCCGGAGCTGATGGGTGCGCAGCGCGCCGGTCAAACGTTCACCGATGTGATGACCGAGTGCCAGCGCACAGACGACGGGATGCCGCGGGAGCAGCGGGGTACGGCGTTGACCATCCGCTACCGGACCCGCGCGGACATCACGGCCGCGGCGAACGGCGCGGCCACGCTGACCCTTGACTACGCAGCGAATGACTGTGGCCTGCCGACGCGGCCCAAACTCGACGATCAGAAGATCGTTAACGATGTCACGGTGAGTCGGCCCGGCGGCGGATCGGCGCGGGCGGAGCTCGAGGTGGGCCCGCTGTCGGTGCTGGCATCTCCGAACGGCATCGGCCGGTATGCCAAGAAGTTCGACGTCAACCCGGCGACGGACGTGCCGCTGCCGGGAATGGCATCGTGGCTGATGCGTAAGGGCACGACGGGTGAGCGCCGGTTCATCACGGTGACGGTGAAGAAGGCCAGTCTGCTTGCCGCGGCGGCCTTGGTTGATATCGGCGACCGCATTTTGATCAACAACATGTCGTTGTGGATCTCTCCGGATCCGGTGTCGTTGATCGTCATCGGGATCAAGGAACGCATCGAAACCCATCAGCGCATTTTCTCGTTCAACTGCATTCCGGCCCGTGGCTACGAGGTCGGGATTTGGAACACGGCCCGGTGGGACACCTCAAACACGCTGCGGCCGGGCGTGACGCCGATCGACGCGATACAGACCAGCATCACCCTCGATACGCCGGTCGGTCTACTGTGGACCATGAACCCGGCGCACTTCCCGCTGGACGTCGGGGTTGGCGGAGAGCGGATGCGGGTTACAGCGATCGCGCCGGACACCGGTACCCGGCAGATATTCACCGTGGCGAGATCGATCAACGGTGTTGTCAAGGGTCACCCTGCCGGCGTCCGTGTGCGCATGTGGCCTACCCAATCAGGAAGGTACGGCCGATGACCATCGCCCCCGGCGCGCCCATCGAGGCGGACGACATCACTGATCTCAACTTCCGCGCGGAGTGCATCGTGACCCGCGTGGCTCTGCAATCGATCGCCTCGGGCGGCGTGGGTACAGCGGTCAGTTTCTCGGCTGAGTCGCGCGACAACGATGCCATGTGGTCGGCGGGTACGACGGTCACAATTCAGCGCGACGGGACCTATGATCTCGCCGGGTCGTTCATCTATGCCGGGAATGTCACCGGCGTGCGGTCGATCAACGTGAAGAAAAACGGCGTGGTCATCGCGGAGAACAAGCGGGCTGCTAGTACCCCGCTGCAGGCGGACCCGATGACGGTCAACACGACGGACCGGTTCGTAGCCGGAGACACCGTGACCATGTTCGCATTCCACACCGCGGGGGTGGCGCTCGACGTCACCGTGTCTCGGCTGTCCGTCGTCGAGGGTGGATCCGGCAACTAGAAGCGAGAGGGGCACACGGTGCCAGCATGGTTCCTGAATGCAGCGTTGACCCGGTTCCGCAACGAGGTCAACAGCCGGTGGCCGCGCCGGGATAAGACCAGCGATGGCACGATCGGCGACGCGGCGCACCAGGCGACCTCGAGCGATCACAACCCGGACCCGGACGGGTCGGTCGACGCGTGGGACATGGACGTCGACGGCGTTGATGTGCAGAAGGTCATCGCCGTCGCGCTCAAGCACGAGTCGATCCAGTACGTGATCTATAACCGGCGGATCACCAGCCGGTCATGGGGCCTCGGCACCTGGCGCACCTACACCGGAGCCAGCCCGCACACCGAACACGTGCATTTCAACACCCGCACCTCGCACGAGGGCAGCGCTAAGCCATGGTTCCCGGCCGTGATTCCCCCACCGGTCCCACCGAAAAAGGAGACACAAATGTATCGGTTGAAAGCGAAGGATGGCCCGGCGGTCTACCTGGACAACGGCGCGCACGTGCCATCCGCCCCAGTCGATGACGTGCTTGAAGCTGCCGGCGTGCCGCTGGTGCTGGTGAACACGACCGCGGAGCTGATGGCGCTCATGCCGACCTGGCCGCGGCCGGCCGGTGCGAGCTCGTCAGACATCGCCGACGCGCTGCGGGCTGCGCTGGGTGAGGACCTGGCCGCGGCCGTGGGCGCCGATCTGGTGGCCGGGTGACGGGTTCGTCAGTCGCCGGGATCATCACGGCGAGTAGCACGGTGTTGATCGCGATCGGCGGTTTGATCACGGCGTTCCGGCTGTTGCTGCCGGTGCTCCGCCAAACCAAAGAGATACACACGATCGTGAATCAGCAACGCACGGACATCCTGAGATACCAATCCACGTTGATCAAGGCGCTCCGTGCGAACGGGATCGACATCCCAGATGACCAAAGCAAGGAACCGGTTGTAGGAATTAACGAGCATCTATAAGGGGAGGGTACCGACGTGAACGATTACATGATCAGTCTGATTCGCACCGTGGTTCCCGTGGGGATCGGCGCGGCGCTGGCGTGGCTGGCGTCGCTCGGTGTGGACGCTGGAGCGACCGCGAACACCGGCCTTGTCGTCGGCGTGACCGGCCTGGTGATCGGCGGCTACTACGCGCTCGTGCGGGCCATCGAGCGGAAATTGCCGGCGTGGTTGCGCGTGCTGCTGATCGGCGCGCCGCGGGCGCCGGAGTACGCGGCGCCGGTGCCAGCGACCCGGCAGATCGGCCGTCCGGGGTCGTGGGAGACCGGCACCTAGAACACCGGCCCGGGTCGCGCGGATCCCCGTTTCCCCCGGCCGGCCCGGGTCGGCATACTGGCACTCCGGGCTGACCTCCGGAGGGTGAGAACGACAACGCGCCACCCGAGTTCGTTGCTCGGGTGGCGCGTCTCTGTGCGGCAACGGTCACGCCGGCCGGGGTCCGGAGGTTCCCGGCCGGCGCCGGCCGCTACGGCTGCGGCGGCGGCTTGGGTCGGCCACCCATGATCGCGAAACCGATCAGTACCAATGCGAGCACGATCCCCGCGCAAGTGATCTTGTCCATCAGCCGAGAGGCCTAACCGCGTGCCAGGATCCCTCGCGGTAGTCCTTAGCGGCCTGACACATCGCAGCCATGCGCCGGATCCGGTGATTCGCGGGGTCGGTCGCCAGCATCACCGTCAGCCCGGCCGAGACGAAATAGACCGCGTACATGGCCACGTCACCGGCGGGGGCCGGTGCGGCGCTAGCCGGGCCGGTGAAGTGCCGGCGCGCCACGTTGAGCTCTTCTTCGGTCGGCACGCGCGAAAGCATGTCGGCTCCCTGCTGGTTGGCCGCGGCCATCGCGTCGATAAGTGAGACGGAATTCGAGAGGCTCGAGTGCAGCGCCAGGTTGTGCGCCGGCTGGTCCTTGACCAGTACATCTTCCCGGCACGCCGGGCACGTGTAGTAGTCCTCACGCGCCGGGTCGTACGGGGTGACCATCGAGGCTGCGGCTTCAACCAGCGACCGCACCGCGGCATCCTCGATCTCCCGGGCATTGGCCCGTTCCTCGTCGTAGTCCCGTTCATCGTTGTTGTTCACCGGGGTGTCCTATCTGGTAGGTGAGGACCCGACGCTAGCACGTGACGCCGTAGCGTGCTAGCGTCGGCGGCATGACGGATGAAGCACCACGGACGGCCGCGGCGATCGCGGCCAACGTCCAGCGCAGGATTGACAAGAACATCGAAGAGCTCCGCGAGCGTGGCTACGTCGTGGTTGAGCCAGCCCATGCCGCGGCACTGAAGCGGATGAAGATCACGGACGCGCCGGCCGGCGAGGAGCGGCACGAGTTCTACTCACCGGCGGCCGGTGACGCTGCCCACCTGTACGGCGATACCAATGGCTAAATGGCAGGTCAACGACACGTTGCCGGACGACGGGACCTGGCGTGAGCGGTCGCGGTTCTGGTCGGACGCGTTCGCAGCCAAGGAAAAGGATCTACGGGCGGCGGGGTACGGGTACGACCTGACCGAGCTCAACCGCAAGTGTGCGGAATACGCCGACGTGATGGCCCGCGAGCGTTTCGGATCGGACGCGGGATGATGCCGATCGTGGGCCGGTGCGATTGCATGTCGCCAGCCCGGTGCCCGCGGGTGGATCTGTGCGCCTCGGAGCTCGTGGTGGATCTGCTCCGGCCGGCGACGCCGCGGCTCACTCACGCGCTCGAGCAGCTAGACGGAGCCGTCGCCGAGTTGGGCCACTGGCTTACGACCGGCGATCGGGTCGAGTGCCCGCGCTGCGCTCAGACGGTCCCAGCCACTCAGGCGGGCACTCCGGCGCGCCATCAGATCGATAGCCGTTGGTGCACCGCGGCGATCCGCCGGAGTGAAGAGCCGATCGTGATTCCGGCGGATGGGGTCTACGAAATAAGTGGGCCGGTGGTGTGGCCGGTAGCGCCGCGGTACCCATGCCGTGAAATGCAGACGCGTGAATGCCCGCCTAGCTATGAGGCTGTCTGCGGGGACCGGCCGTGCGCCCGGCTCGAATCCGACGACCCAACCCCATGGGAGGAATCTGGGCCGGGCCTTACAACATAACTGTCATTATGGTGTGCTCTTAGTAAGGGGATCCTAAGTGGAACGAACGTACGCAGAGATGCTGAATCGGGCAGTGAATCCGCTCGACGGCATGATCGAGATCCTGGACCAGCTGACCACGAAGGTCATCTGTCACCCGGACCGCGCCGACGCGTTGCGGGCCGCGGTTGCCGGCATTCCGCTCGTGCGCATCGTGGAGTCGGCGCACATGCCGAGCGTGGACACCGTCTACGTGTTCAACCCCGGGGTGATGGTCTGATGCCAGCGTTGGAGCGCAGCAACGACTACGCGCGCCGGGTGATCCACACGCTCGCGCCGGCCGCGCACGCCGACCGGATCCTTGATGATCTTCATGGGTGTGTGGTCCGGCTGGATGGCAACCCGGGCGGACCGAAAGAACTCACCCTGACCCTGACCCTCTCCGGCGATGTCGCGGAAGCGGTGCTCCGTGCGGTGGCTGCGCCCGCGCCGGTCGAGACGCCCGAGCCGCATATGGTCCCGCTGAAGGGCTGGGGTGGCGGACACTCGCGAGTGCCGGCATCCGCCCCCGCGCCGTTCACCGGCCTGGACATGAGCGACGCTGACCCGGTGCACACGGTTACGCCGTATGTCTGCCCGGGGTGTGGTTCGACGGCGAGCGTGCATATCTGTCCGAACGCGCCTGAGGTGGTCGCGCTCACGCCGCGCATCCCGGATCGGCTGGCGGACGAGTGAGCGCCGGCCCCCTGCCCGGGGCCGGCGCCGACAGCATCACCGTAAACCGGGATGCATGGCACAGTCAGGCCAATTGGGAGAATGAACACTGTTGGATGGCCGGGTTCGCCGCGGGTTGGGCTGCGGCCCGGGAGCTCGAGCGCGACGCGATCCGCGAGGCTCTCGACCCATCGGCGCCCGATCTTCGCACGGCGATCACCACGCACCATCGCGAGGTAGACCAGCGCAATGCCCGCTGGGCTGAAGACGCAAGATCGTTTGCTCGAGCTAAATCGACAAACGTGGATGAACGATCGAACGTGGATGAACGATCGTGAGCCACACGTGGATCGTCGCCACCCTCGCGATGGGGCACCCCTGCTACCGGTTCGACCCGTACCCATGTCTGTGCGGGTGGCAGACCGGCCGGCAGACCTATCGGGCGTGCACGAAGTGGTGCCCGTGCGCCGGCCGGGTCGACGTCGCGAACGTGCCCCCTACGTGCTGTGGGCGTGGGTTCCGTGTCCGAGGATGAACGCGACCCGACTGGCGCGAAATTCTTTCACCCTGACTACGGGCTGCAGGCGTACCGGGCCATGCGTGCGGTGGAGGGCATCGGCGTACATGACCCGTTGGGCGTCGATCCGGACGGCCGGTTCTGGGCCTACGGGGGCGGCGTGTGGTCACTGGGGCAACGCGAGGTAGACACCCGCATCGCTCGAGCTCTGGGCCAGCGCTACCGGCCGGCGCACCAACGCGCCATCGAGCACCTCCTACGCGTCGAGCTCAACGTGGTCGAGGCTGCGCCGGTGCCCGGGTATATCAACATGGTCAACGGAATGGTGAGGTGGGACGCGCCGCAAGAGCCGATGTTGCTCGAGCACCACGCGGA